AGATGTATAAAAGCCCGGTATACAACGTACTTAAAGTGCCAATCGGCAAAATCAGGGCTAATGAGTATAATCCCAACAGCGTGGCCCCGCCGGAAATGAAATTGCTTTATGACAGCATAAAAGAGGATGGCTATACTATGCCTATAGTCTGCTTTTATCACGCCCAGGATGACATGTACGAGATAGTGGACGGATTCCACCGGTATGCCGTCATGCTCAAACACAAGGATATCTACCAGCGGGAGGAGGGATGTCTGCCGGTATCTGTGATTGATAAGCCCATTGAAGATCGTATGGCCTCTACCATCCGCCATAACCGCGCCAGGGGCAGCCACGACGTAGACCTTATGAGTAACATCGTTGCTGAGATACACAAGCTGGGCCGCTCTGACGAGTGGATTGCCAAGCACCTGGGCATGGACGTAGACGAAATATTAAGATTAAAGCAGATAACTGGGCTGGCCGAAGCCTTTGCCAACCAAGAATTTAGCCGGAGTTGGGAGGAGTATAGCGATGCAAGGAATTAAAGTAGGAGGCTACCTAGAATGGTATCCAAAGCCGTTTGGAGAGGGGTGCCGACTGGCCTACAACGACAGCGGATTGACACTTTTTATTGCCTTTGATGGGATATCGCGCCACGAAGCTCAGAAGCTAAAAAAAGGTAAAGTCGATTTTGCGGTGTTTGAAGCAGAGGGCTTGCTTTTCCTAGTGATTAATATCCCGGGAGTGATGGGCTGGAGTGACGCCCCGTTCCATATCGGACTATATCCAGATAGGCGCAAAATGCTGGAGGATATCCCTAACGGCAGCGGTCTGGGTCTTACCATGATTGGGCTGGAGGCAAGCAATAGCCAAGTCACGTCCCTGCGTTTTATCGGCCTCGGAACAGATATATCTCGCGAGATCATACGCATCGTACGGGCCCAGGGGCCGTTAAGCCAGGCGGAATACGCCGCCAAGATACAGAGAGCCTACCGGCAATACACCTGCGACCAGATGGCTAATAAGGCCATTATTAAGTACAGGGTGGGTGAGCAGGCATGATCGGGGACAACTTAAAGACAGCCCGCCTGGAAGCCAAGTTGACACAAAAAGAATTGGCAGACAAGACCGGCATAGATTACCGGCAAATCGGACGGTGGGAAAGAAATGAAATCACGATAGGACTTGAAAACTTAAAGAAATTGAGCAAGGTATTAAATAAAACACTTGATGAATTGGCCGGGGCATAACCCCGGCCTCTCTCATTTCATCGGCGGCATACACGATACGATGATGATCGCAATCAGGAACACGACCGGTATCATAACCCCAAGCTATCCAATCGGCTCACCGCCCCCAGCTGCCTTACCGTCAACGTAGCTCTCGCCCAGGATAAACGCTGTCACAACACCGGCAATCCAGGCGTAAGCATCGGGGTCAATCCCTAAGTCCAAGCCTTCATTACAGATGATCAGCAGCGCGGTAAAAAGAGCCGCCAGGAATTTCCGGGACTTCAAACGATCGATAAACGGTCTCATCTTTAATCCTCCTTTTCCAGCCCGTAGGCTATCGCAAAGTTGTGCAGCATGGCCGCCATGGCCTCCCTGGTCACTGGCCCCTGCCAGTCATAGTTGCCCTGGCCGTCACCGTATATGATCCCCTTAGCCTTAGCCCACTCCGTATGAGGAATAGCCCAAGAACTTGGATTATCTCCAGTCTTTTCGCCCATAATAGGCACCTCCAATCTCTGCTTGAATATCAGCCAGGCAAACTCATCCACTAGCGGAGCTGGGCACAGCTTGCCGGTCACATCATAGTGCCTGATCACGTTGTCGGCTGGTATGCCATACTCAGTCATCAGCTGCCGGACCAGCTGCACAGTCATCTCAATAGTCACATCATCAAAATACCAGTTGCCCTGGGCGTCCTTGTGGCAGCACATCTCGATGCCGATGCTGTTGGAGTTGCGGCAGGCGGGATGCTTATATACCTTGGCTCCACAGTGCCATGCCCGATGCATAGGATCAACGCTCTGATAGATGGCCCCACCCTCGGACTTATGCCCGACAAAAAAATGAGCGGAAGCCTGAAGCCCCGCTGACCGTTGGAAATATAATGCGTTTTCTCGGGCCGATCCGGTTGCGCCAACGTAATGGATGACTATGTACTCAACGGTGCGGTCGGCCTGGTTGGCATAGTTGCTGGGGTTGCATGGATAGTCCCGGTTAATCATCATCAGCGTCTACCCCCTCTGGACCGTCATTATCAAAGCCCCTGTCATCGTCATCTATATACATAATATCCCTCCCTACATATCCCGCTTAGGTATTTTCTCTGGCGGGTTCTTGATCTTAGTTGTCTGTATCGCTGCTAGGGCTGTTAATTCAGTCGCGACAAAACCAAAAAAGGCTACGATCAGGGCTTTGGGCTCAGCCTGGAACAGATAAAACAGGTATAAAATAACCCCGGTGAAAACAAAGGCTGCAAGGACCACAAGCACGACGATAAAGTCTTTAAGTTTCATCAGATCACCCCCACGGCTGACAGGAGAGCAAAAAACATTCCAAGCCCACCTACGACATAACCCCACATGGTTTGACCACCTTGCCCCTGCGCGCATATCTTGGTCACGCGTTCCTCACATTTATCAACCTTTTCCCGGAGTCCGTTGTAGTCCCGGATCATCGTCTGTGTTACCGCCAGCTCAGCATTGGTCTTTTCGAGCCCTTTTGATAAGGCCACCATCATTTCGTATAGCTGTTTTGGGCTGTACCAGTCCTTTGATGCCTCGGTCAAGACCTGGCCCCCTCTCTACGTCATATAGGCTCTATCAAGCGGCTACTACTGTAAAGGTGCCACTACTCGTAAACGTATGGACGGTATAATCACCATCGGTAGTTATTGTACCACCAGTACAAGCGCCAAAAGCAGATGTCAAATACCTTACGATAACAATCCCGCTACCTCCTGCTCCACCATTATTTGAGCCGCCACCAGCACCACCGCCACCGCCTGACCCACTGTTAGCAGTAGCGGCACCGCCCGCACCACTCACGGCCCCATTACCCCCTCCTGCCTGTCCATTCCCCGCGGTAGTATATCCAGACCGGCCACCGCCACCGCCACCACCAGCATACGCAACAGAAGCTCCAGATATCGAGTTTGATATTCCATCGCCACCATTGCCAGACGCACCACCGCCGCTGTTTACGCCGCCGCCGCCAGCACCGCCGCCGCCGCCAGCACCGCCACCGCCCGTACCTCCGTTACCACCAACAGAGCCTGTACCCGGAGCGGTCTTGTCATTAGACCCACCACCACCACAAGCACCGTCTTTTGCGGCGACACTATAACCACCACCGCCACCGCCACCTACGCATAATACACCACTACCAAATGATGAGTTGTGGCCATTGGCACCAGCACCATTGCTCACCCCGCCAGCGCCACCGCCACCGACAAGAACGGCATAGCTATCTGCGACCACGGTATATGCTGGGTCATAAAAATACGCACCAGCACCGCCGCCTCCACCATAACCACCGCCACCGCCACCGCCACCAGCCACCACCAGCAATTTTACGGTCAAATCCGCACCGCCTCCGCCAGTAGATGTGCCAGTTCCGTTATAAATAACGCCAGCGCAGAATTTCTTACCGCTTGCCACATCAGCCGCCACGGCATCCCCAGCAACGATTAGATTAGCCATCTAACCCACCTCCATTATGGTTGCCGACCCAAATACCTGATCAGCAGTTCCAGCGGTGATCTTAACGTCAATAGCCGCCGCCGTGGCGTTAATCATCAACATGGGCAGGGAATAACTACCCACAGCACAAGCCTGAGCATTTAACAGGGTATTGGTCTGCGCTCCGGTTGCATCGGTGTATGTCACTTTGACCGTGACGTTGGTTGTGGCGGTAATTACACGGAAGTATATACCGACCATCACGTTTGCCGCCGCCGCTGGGGTTCTGGTTGCTACCGTAGTTTCGCTGGTTGAATCCAGTTCGACCTCTTTGCCGTTGGTCAGCAAAGGAATATTCGCATCTATATCGTCAAAGTTGGTGTTGAGCTTCGGCCCCCAACTACCTGATGATGCTCCATCCTCCGGTTTTGTCAGGCCCAATCTGGTTGTGGTTGCATCAGCCAATGCAAATTACCTCCCCTGTTGCGGCGGCACTCAGTGTCACCGTTATTTGATTTATGCTGTCATGGATGATACTGTCTGGAGTCAGCACCGCATTGGCGGTTGCATCTATGCCCCCATACGCCCCCGCACCATAGCTGCCCGCACCGTAAGCGGTCACGGCTTGCCCTACGGCTTGCACTACTGGCCGTATGCCCAGATTATGCTCAACCTCAATGGTGTCCGTGTTATCAAAAGTCTGTCGCACCACATCGGCAAAAGTTAAGGCGGCAATAATCGCATCAACTTCGGCCTCGGTGTAGTACCTGGTATCCAGTTGTCCTGCGTTTAACTCGGCTTCAGTATAATATCGACCGTCATGGTCGGATGATGCCTTGTGGGCAGTCAGATCGGCAGGGGGATTATTGACAGTAGGCGGCGGCGCACCAGTTCCGCTCGATACCCCGCTGACCACCACCCCCTCGGTCTGATTGAGTGACCGTTGGCGCAGGATTCTATCTGTCTGCTTTTTGACTACCTCGGCTATATTGCCCATGCTATGCCTCCTATTCCGCTGAGTGCCAATAGCACTTGATCGTGCTCGAAAATACTGGTGACCCCGCAGCGTCCATGTTGTGTGTCACCGCCCAGACTCGGTATATCTCGCTGATTGTCGATGATGACTCGATGACCTTGATCTTATCGCCTATCTGGATATATGGATGACCCACGATGACAAACGTGACTTGCCTTGCCTTTTTAGTTATCTCTGCGCTCGCCTGTTGGACAAGTGCGTCACATTGGGCCTGAGTGCTGGCTAGGTCGGTGGCCTGGATTATCAGGTCTTTCTGGGCGGGCAACTCATAGTAGTCCGATGCCGACCATTCGCCCATTGATGACAGACCGTTACCGTCTGCATCCTGCGACACCACGATGATTCCCCGGTACAACTCTGCATCCGATATGGTGTAGTCCAGGGAGAAAATATCCTCGCCCTCTTGATAAGTGTAGACGCTGGCCCCGGTGTCGAGTGCCGCCCGGAAATACAATGTCCCATCTTCATCACAAAACCACTCAAACGATGCGATCTCAGCCAGCCGTTGGAAAGCATCAGCGTACATCTCCTGACTGAATGTGATCTTCGCGATTGTCAACCCGCTGACATCGGTTGCCACCACATCGGTATAACCAGCCTTGCTTGCGAGATCAGAAAATATCCACTCCGGGGTTTTATTGGTATATTCCAATGTATGAGTGATATACCCGCCCTCTGTCTTTTGCACCATCTGGTCGAGTGCTAACTTGGACATATCCCGTGCGTTGATAGTAATCTCGGCGGGGTAACTCCGCATGGTCACCTCATCGATGAGGCCAGTAAAGACCAGCTGTTGTTCGGCACCATAACCCAGATATACCTCGATTCCGTTGTTGGGCCAGATGACATGATTCCATGCCCCCGCCGGGTCGGGGCTAAACTGCCCATCCTTATTGTCGATTACCACCGTGACCTGTGACGCTGATCCTTTGGATCGGTCAACGGTTATACTTTTGGGCCTTAGATTTTGTGTTTCTGCCGTAGTTCCTGCTCCACTTATCTGCCCAGCACTGCTCCCTTGCATAATGAGTGCATTTTGAGTTAAGTTCAGAAAATGCCAAGAATCCTCTACGCCACCTAGTTCATTCAAATTTACAACAAAGTCGTAATTTGTAAATGTACCAAGGTCTTGGGCAGTTGCCGGAGTGGGGCCAATATACTCCAAAACAACAGCAGGGTTACTCCCAAATGGATTATCAACGCCAGTCCTACCATAATACATATATATTTTATTCCCGACTTTTTCCCAAGACGCCATATAAGGCCGATAATCTCCACTCCACGAAAAAGTAGACAAAGAAGCACCAGAATCGGACCATTCCATCGGCCCCCCCCCAGCATTTGATGCTGTTCTCAGAGTAATAAAACTACCATCATCAAGTTCGAAGAAGTTCCTAGAATGATAGAAAACGATCCATCCCGGTGCGCCGGGATTATAAATAGCTCCCCCAGACCATGTCAACCCATCATCGTCTGAATAAAAAGCCCTAACCCCCTGATTTGACAGTGAACCGCCTGTCCACCACGGTAATAATGCAATCAATCTACCACTATTAAGTTTGTGCATTAAAGATGGTTTCCCAGCCCTAGGGTCTTGAAAAGGAGGGCCTAAATTTAATGATATGTCCGATATTTTGACAAAATCTGTACCTCTACCATCAGAGTCGGCCCAATACTCGGCCCCCCATACTTTAGTAACATTATCCATTTGATGATATACAACCAACCGCAACCTACCATCCACTAGATTAATACTAACAACGGGCTGATAAGTGTCATATCCACTTGCCAGTTTTGTCGCCCCACCTGAAAAAGGCCCAGACCCATCCAAAACACCTTGTATTGTTGGGGCAAATTCAACACTAACAGATTTATCAGCATCAGAAGTATAAGCTACAACTGCTCTGCCATCGGATGTTTCGCAGATATTGCCATGTCCTCTGTCGCCAGTAGTAAAAACTCGCCAAGTTGTCCATGTTTGCGGGTCTTTCATGTTCTGGGTTCCCGGTTGCCCTCCAAGGGTAATATATCCGGTGGGCCGGTTATCTCCGACCATCATCTTGGATTTCAACAGCGTTTGTATCTCAGGAGGTATGGTCAGCATCGGTTACACCTCCATGAAGGTTACGGAGAATTCAAAGCGTGTCGGGTAGATTTTCCGCACGGCCTGGGATAGGCTGGATATGATCATGGTCGCACTATAGCCATCAGCCCCGGTAAAGGTCCGCTGTGTCCCGGCCATACTGTCTGCCAGCATATCTTCATACGTCGAATAGCTTTTGACGTAGGTGGAGAGGGTAACTATCTGCCGCTTCCTGCCGCCCTGCTGAAGTACAGTGCTGACAGCATTTAGGTTGGCCGGATCAGGGAGCAGCGCAATCTCATTTATGGGTACCTCGGCCCAGGGTGGGTTATAGGTATCTGGTATAACGTAGAAGTCTGTACTACCCCATGTAAAGCTCATGTGCTCCCCTCCCTATGCCATACTGGGCATTACTCGGACCCGGCCAGGCAGCCTCCGATCGCCCTGCTCTATCTCTTTTGCAATGATTTTTGTCACGCCTACCAGCTGACCCATGTCGTTGACTCCCTCCACCCGTACGGTGCCACCGATAGTCAGAGATTGATTGGCCATGGCCATGCTCTGCTGATTGGTCAGCACCTGGGATCCTCGCGGCAGGTTGACCAGCTCAGGCCCACGCTCTCCAACCCAGGCCAGGCCGCCCGGGTGATAATTGGTGCCGTCGGCATAGCGTTGCATGGATTGGAACGCCCCCATGCCCTGGGTGCCGGAGTCTTTCACCAGTTTGTTAATGTTTTTAATTTCTACCCCCGGTAAATTATTAAGCTTATCAATCAGCCAGTTAATCTTATCTACCACTGAGTTAATTGCGCCTTTAAACCCATTCTCCAGCGTATCAGCTAATCCGCGCACCCAGGCGCGGAAGTTGGCGTTAGTATCCCAAAGCCTCTTGAAGATAGCGATTAGTCCTACTACTGCCAGCACAACTCCAGCGACAATCGGATTTATTCCCAAGAGGGCGGTACCTAAACGTGGCAGGAATCCCGCCAGGGTGCCCCCGATCTTAGTAACCCACCCTAATTTATCTCCGAACAAAGACATGAACACCATAACCTTACCTACAGCCAAAAGCACTGGGCCAATAGCAGCAGCTATCAGACCAAACTTAATTATGGTATCCTGCATACCCTCTGGGAGGCTGTTAAAAGCGTCCACCAGCTTTGTGACTACGCGGACAATCTTTGTCACTATCGGCTCCAGCTTGTTGCCCAGATCGGCCATTTCAAGCCGTAGTCCGGCCTGTGACTCGTTGGCTTCAATTACGACCTTGTTAATGTTTCTGTATTCAGTGGCGACCTTTTTGTATTTACCAACTAGCAGGTCAGTCAGATAGGCTGTGCGTTCCTGCTCGTTGTTCATCGTCTCTAGCTTTGCGTTGACTTCATCTTCACTTATGCCAACCCAGTTTAGGGCGTCAGCCAGCGGTCCGGTCACTTTGCCGACCTTCACCGTCTCATTAGCCGCTTCGGTAAGTCCCTCCAGTGGTAGGCTATCGCCAAATGTGGCATATACGCCAGTAGCTATGGTTGTCCAGTCCGCTAGTTCTTTTTGGTTTTTGGTTAGTAAGGCCAGGTGATTAACCGCCTCGATTGAGGTATCATCTTCACCGATGATGCCATAGAAATCCGTAAACGCCTTGCGCCCGGTATCAACTCCATGGTTGGTGGTCTTAAACTGGGCGTCCAGCTTGCCTAAGTCCTGCCGAAACTCCCTTGTCCCCTCAGTAGCCAGTCCAATCCCGGCTATTACCGGGGCAGTTATCCCCATCGATAACTTGCCTCCGACATCGCCAAGCTTCTCGCCGGTGTTTTTCAGCGTGGTCTGCAACTTTTTGGCCTTCTCCTGCAACTTGTCCATCTTGCTGGCGGCCCGGTTGGTGTCAGAGCCCAGTTCAGTCATGGCCTGGCTGTTTTGCTCCAGCTCTCGTTCCATCTTAGCCAGGGCAGCGGTGGCATTATTGAGCTTTATCCGGTACCCGTCGGTCTTGGCCGACGTCTGACCGTACATGTCACCCGACTCTTTGACCGCCTTGGCCAGGGCATTGACGATCTCTTTCTGCTGTTTGACGCGTTTTTCAAATAACTGACCCTTGGCGGTGAGTGCCTCCAGGCTGCGCTCATTACCGGCAAAAGCTGCAGAACTGGCTTTCAGTTCGGAGTCAAGCACCCGGAGACCACGAGCGGCGTCGTCCAGCCCCTGCTTAAATTTTTTCTCGCCGTCCAGCGCCAGGGTTGTTTTAATCTCCCGCTTCAATCGTCCTCACCTCCAGTCCGCTTCTTCTTACGTTTGATCCAGTGCAGGTACTCATCGTATTCCAGGGTCCATTTCCAAAAGGTGAGTATGCGGCCCGGCGTCGTCATCCAGGCTTCACGCTCTGTCAGACCGGCCCGCATTCCTAAAAAAACTAGGCGCAAGGGATTTATTCCCCTGCGCCCTCGACGTTTTTTGATGACTCGATCTCCTCCAGCACTTCATCGACTTCGGCGTTCTCTTCGGCTTCGCCTTCGTCTCCCATACCGGCATTGATTATTTCGATTACCAGATCTGTCTGCTCCATTAGTTCTTTGGGGGACATCAGAATCTTTATGTCGGCATCGGTAAACGTGCGGCCCTCAATTCCTTCTTGGGCCTTTTTGAGTGCCGTCCCCTGGCTGATCAGTAAGGCTATCAACCAGGCTATCTCCCCTATCGCTTTTGACTGATCTATTATGACGTCACTGAGTTCTTTTAATCCGCCATACCGCCTTGTTACTTCTTCTAGGGCCGCCGTATTAAATACGGCAAAATATTCCTGGTTCCGGATTTTAATTATTCTTCCGTCCTCGTACATAAGCCCCTCCTAAGCGGTTTTGACGACGACTATCTCGGTAATTTGAGACGTTTTACCCAACTCCTGGGCAACAATGGTTAGCTTTTTGGACCCGACCGAGGCCATCGCTATCGAGTCAGACGCTTCACCGCTGTTCAGGTTCTGGACAAACACGCCATCAACATAGAGCTTCAATGTGTGATCGGCGGCCGTAGCTGTAACTGTCACGCCGGCAGCAGTTACCCCGTCAAATGTGTAGTACCTCACCCCGGCCGCGAAGGCAGGAGACAGAGTGCCGCCAGTACCAACCAACTCCAGCCCCGACAGCCCGGTTGACTCGGTAGTGGGTACACCGGCCAGTTCATCCAGCCAGGCGATAGCATCAGCCTCACTGGTAAAGGTCGCATGGTCCCGCCAGGTATTATCGCTGTCCATTACAGTCATAATCTCGCCCTCGACAGTAGGCGTCTGCCATTCAATCGATCCGTCTGGTTTAGTGGCTGCATTCTCTGATGGGATCCCCCACTTGGTCTTGTGATACCAGTAAGCCCGGTACGATCTTACCCCGGCTTTTTTACGTACCCGGTAATAACCAAATCCACCTTCGGGGCTGTCATAATTGGCAGCATCCCTTATGGTTGCCTCTCCGCCCAGTGATGCCTCTTTCGATCCCAGCCAAGCTTTTTGAGCGGCGTCAGACAGGTCATCTATTCCCATGGTGATCGTGCCGGAAACAAAGCCTTTTTCGATCTCTGCGATAGTGTCATCGGCCGCCAGTTTTGCATCTGACAGTTCAATACTGACATCAGCCGCGATAGCCATGCCCACAACTAGTCCAGTGCCATAGGTGGGCAGACTATTTGCGGGTTCACTGGCAATCGGCGCAAAGACCGGATGCTTTAATCCTATATAGGCCATTATTGTTACCTCCTGTTCAGATAGTCGTCAAAAATATCTTCCATCGCTTGTTGGACCCTCGGCCCAGCTTCCTCATCTGCATCGTCAACCCAGTGTGAGCCTTTAATGCTGCTGGAGCCATAGTGCAATATGAACGCTTTTTCTGCATTCCGTACACCCTTACGGTCCTTGCCGATCGGATAAATGTCGATAGTGCGTATTCCGCTTACGTCTTTAGGCGTTTTCGGAAAGCCGACACTTGCCAACATATCGCCGGTTTTTTTGTGTCCGTGCATTCCTCCTGCCAGCCCCCAGGACAGCTTAACCTCCTGGGCTCCGGCCAACAGCATGTCATCGCCAACTTCTTCCAGGCCGTTGCCCATCCTGGTGACCGCGGCAATGATATCGTCAATTCCACTGGTGTCGAACCTGGCCATTTAAGACACCTCACAATCAAATATGTGATGTATATAGCCGGTATCCCGCTCATAATTGACCAGGTAATCACATGAGATCTCGTCAGTATCGAGCAACGCCCGTATTTTATCCCGGTTAGGGTCGTTCTCGGTCCTGGTGAACAGATCTACCTGCACCTTCCAGGCTCTTTCCCGCAGTGCATTATCAGCGTTCATATGATGAGCCCCATACTCAGCCCAAACTATGTAGCTGTCCGGCTGCTGGTGGGCATGGTAATGCGACACTGGTGGGCCGACCGTCAACAGCAGGTTTTTTAAATCTGACAAGGTCATAAGCAATCACCCTTTACAGTGTTACAAAATACTCTGTTTTTTCCCTTACCTTGACTTCATCCACACCGCCGTCCAATTTTTGACCGCTGATTGTATCGATCACTCCCGCCGTGTTTACGGTAGCAGTAAATGGCGTTCCTTCCAGCAAGTCAATCGCCGCTTTTACCTCTGCAGCTGTTGCGTTAATAACCGGGTCAATGCCACCTTCGATGTCTGTTACTGTAACCGCCTCGCTGAACACGCCAGATCCGTCGCCGTCTGCCGCCGCAGTAAATAAAAGGTTGATGGCGACAGTGTTGTTGAGTATAGCGGCGATATCGCTTGCTTTATTTTTCGTTGGATCGAGCGCCCCCGTTGCGTCGGTCCCCAAGGTTACAGTTATTAAGCCAGTGTCCGGGTTAATGCCGGCAGTCAGGGGTTGGCTTTCGCCGGTGCCCGCTGCGACCTCAATCGAGTACCCTTCCAACACGCCGACTTCGTTGGCCGTGATGGTTATTTCTTTATTAACTCCGGCCCCTATTTTGGCCGAGGCGGCCGTTCCGGCATCCGTGCCAAGGGTGATGGTTAATGCGCCATCCTCAAACACCGCTGTGGTTTCGGCATTTCCGCCCTCGCCCTTTTCGGTGTAGCACCAGTATTCATTAGCATACGAGCCGGTTTCGCTTGCGTTGATTGTGATTTTACCCTTTCCCGCCGGCTGGAAAATGATACCTGCGGCAACTCCTGTAACAATGGCGGGAATTGTGATCGTGTCAGCGGTGTTTGAAGTGATCTTACGCACATACTCAACGCCGTCAATAACTATTTTTATCAGCTTGTCTTTCACAATATCAGTACTCAGATTCTTGCTGGTGTCCACAAGGGTGGTCACGGTTCCCCCGGTAGCCCGGCCCCGCAGCTGGCTTCCGCCATCAACTATCTTTACGGGCCATAAATTAGCCATTACATCGCCTCCTTACGCAAGGTCATAGTCCGAATCAAGCTTTTCCAGCGTTAGGTCCATGACCGGCGGCTCAACATCTGGTGGGTACTGCACCTGCTTTATCTCGTATTGAGTACCATCTACCGGGATAGCTATGTCATGTGTGGATATGGCGTCAATCCTTGGCGCTCTTATAACCATATCCACCTTCACCTGATTCTGCATAGCGGCCCAAAAACGATTCATGCCGACCGTGCGCTCGTCATAGCGCAGAGGGCCAGCCTTTAATGTCAGGCCTTCCCGGGGCATGTCTCCGGGGTCCGCGATATTGCCGACCGAGTACACATTCACTATTCCGCTGTTAAACGTCTGGGTCAGCGTTTGCGGCTTCATAGTCGGCCACCTCCTGACTGATCTGCAGGCTCAAGAGTTCATGCAGATAGTTACCCTGAAACTCAGCAAGCGCGTTGGATCGTACATACCGGCAGTAATCAAAGAGCAGTTCCCTGGGCTTGTCCTCGATGGTGTAATCCATGGCGACACCCGCAACACTGTCAATATACTTCATACCCCGCTCAATGATTCCAGTCAGTTTGGTATCTCCTGCCGCATCAACCCAGGTGATGTCCAGGTAATTACGCACTGCATCAAGCAGTCCATCTGGCAGCGCCATGCCCTATCACCCGCCTTTACAAGTGCTGTCCGGCTTATCCTTCACTTCTTCAACCAACCGTCCGAAACGAGTTGCGTTTATCTCCTCGTATCGCTGCCGAGACAAGATAAAGACGTCGCCCTTTTTACGAGCGACGTCCTGTTTTTTATCCCGGAACGATTTTATTACTCGGGCCTTCATGGACTAGGCCACGGTGTAGGTCACCGCTACGACATAGGTTTCAACATAGTCGCCGTTGGTTACGGTGATGACAACTACGTTCTGCCCTTCGGTGAAGGTCAGCGCCGATAAGGTTGCAGCCTGACCGTTCAAGGTTGCGGTGATAACAGCGTTGTCAGTATCAATCGCAGTTGCAGCGATTGCACCGGACGCGGCATCAACCTCAGCCTCGTAGTAGTGGACATTGCTGTCAAACGCTGGGGTTATGGCATCGGCGCCAGCATTTACTGTCAACCCCGCCAATCGGGCTTCAACATACGGAGTAGCTTTAATCACTGGGAAATAAGGCTTCAGGTCGGCGATATCAATGCGCTTGAACGACACTGCATCGATCGGCCGGCCGTTGCCATACAATTTGGTCAGGTAATAGCGGTCATCCTCTAGGAATTTATAATGGTCGCTGTATTCGATTTTTCCGCCCTTGCCAGTGCCCAGGCCAAAGAAATACCGTTTGCCCAGGCCGATGATAGCTTCACCCTGGGGCACATGCACCGACTGGATCACCCGGGTCGGGAACGGGAACACGTTATTTACCCAAGTGCCGTTGACCAGGAAAGTTGTAGCCGGCATCAGCTTGGTGAAGTAATCAACCGGGTTGACGATAAATAGCACCTCGGTTACAGTGCGGACCAGTCCATTAGGACCGATAGCCAGGCTGGCAATTATCCCTCCATAGGTTGCCGGAGTGATCTCGGCCAAGGGCACAGGCACCAATAGAGGGTAGCCGGTAACGGGATCAAGCGCCCCGGCCGGGTTCCTTCTCATACCGGTGGGCTGGTCCAGTCCGTCGCCGTCGATGATGGCTTCTTCCAGGCCATTGGCAATAGCTTCACCGAGGATGGTCCTGACATAGCGATCCAACCATACCGGGCCGATTTCCAGCATTGCCTTGCACACCGGCAGGAATGCGGACAACTTCTTCTGGGTCAGGTCGATCACCTGGGTGCCCGCGGTCAATTCGGTCACAACATCATCACAGAGTTTGCTCCAGGTTGCCATGTGGCGGCCGTCCTGGGTGCTAACCAGGATCTCCACCAGTATGCCGGTATCCTGGAAGTTGATTGCATCCAGCAGAGGATGGTTCTCAACGATGTCCTCAAAGATTGCATCGATGACAGTCTTGGGCAGGGTCTCATCGATCAAAGTGATTGCCTGCTGCGGATTGCCCGACTTCATCGCCCCTATCAGGGCCTCGTAGTATTTGGTCTCCTGGCTGGTCAGGGCTCTCGATCCGCGGCCGGTGAGTATCTGATTGTCAGCCGCCTGGACCATGCCGCGCGCCTCTGCCATAACCGCTTCCTGCAGCATGTCGGTATATTCAGCAAAGGCTTCGGCAAAGGCTTCCTCGTTGCCATCCTTCATGGCCTGGTTCAGCTTATTCATGATCTGGGCTTTCTGCAGCTGTAATGCGTCAAGATTTCTCATTTACCTGTCCCTTCCTTCCTGGCGTATAAGCGCCGATAAAAATTTGATCGTCTTGTTCTCCTGGGGTTCGGGTTCTGGCTCAGGGACCGGATCCGGATCAGGTTCCGTCACCGGTTCTGCCGGCGGCTCTTGTCCCTCTTGCGCGGATAAAATTAAGCCTTTCTTTATGAGATTAAACAAAGATCTGCGGGCGTTAGCTGCGGCTTTTCCGTCTGTTCCTGCTGCGCTGATAACCGCCGTAGCGAATCCCATATCCAGGGCTTCCTGGGGAGTGAGCCAGGTTTCATTATCAAGCAAATCTTTGAGTTCCTCTTCGGTAATGCTTACAACTTCCATATAGGCGTTTACCGATGCTTGGGTTATTTTATCGAGATCCTCTGCAGCCTTCCTGAGCTCATTGGCATTTCCTGCAGCGAAGTTCCAAGCGTTATGAATCATCAACAAGGAGGCGTTATTCATTATGCGCTCGTCCCCGGCCATGAACACGACGCTTGCAGCGGAACACGCAAAGCCATCATCAAAAGTCCTGATTTTGGCCTTATGCTGTTTCAGGGTGTTATAAATAGCCAATCCTTCTGATACATGGCCCCCATACGAGTTGATATGGACATTAATCAAATCAACATCAAGATCTTTTACATCTTTGACTAGGGAGTAGCCGGACGTGTCGCTTTCAAACCACTGCCATTCAGGGCATACTATATCGCCGAAGATGTAAATATCAGATTGTTTGTCCGCGGTCACCAATGAATAATATTTCGTTGGATTCTTCATTTTTTTCACCTCCCTCCAAAGCCGCCAACAGGTCAGCAACAGTCGAATAGTTTTTAGTCATGAAATGTTGGTTGGCCCAGTCCTCCGCGATCGGTTCCTCTCCAACCAGGTCCCTGATGTCATTGATGCAGAACACGCCTGATCCGATCAGCTTGTCGATCGAGGCAGATACACTCAACAGATCCACGTGTTTTATCGCCTTGGTATCGATCTTCACATAGGTGCCTTGTTTCCACAGTTTATACCCGGACCGCTTGCGGTTGATTTCCTCATGCAGCATATCGGCCAACGGGTCAATACAGAATGTCAAAAAATTATCCAGCGCATCAGATACGCCTTGGACATCACCGCGAAGTAACGCCGGGGGAACCCCGAACGCCCTGGCTGTGAAATCAAATACATCATCAATCTGCGCCCTAATGTCCCTGGTGCTCTCGCTGCTGTACGTCTTTTGGGTGAGCTCTTTCCACTCCTGGCCGCGTCCCAGGGGCAGGGCTGCGTTGTCACCTGATAGCCACTTGCTGATTTTTTCGTTTATCAGCTTGTCAAAGGCTGTACGTTCCTCGGTTCCGGCTACCGGGATGGTTTCATATTTAAAAACGCCCTTAGTCCCCCGGGAACGCCTATAGGCCTTCATGCTGTACTGGATCAGCCTGGCATAGCTGTCATACAAGCCATTGATCAGCTGCCGCATATCAACGGAATTAAGCTGAAAATATAAAACCTCTGACTGTGTAAATGACCGATCGAAGGTGAAGTTCTTGACAGTTACCTGCGAAAATATGTCATCATACAAGGCATAGGGAGTGCAGGTGAAAGCATCTGCTATCAGCAGCTGCCCATTCTGCTCGATAACCAGGCACTCATTATAACGGTAGAGCTGGGCTATCAACTTATGCAAAAACCCGCTGCTGTTCTGATTTTTGTTCGGTTCCAGATTCCACAGGTAATATTCTCGCTCTTTAGTTTCCGTGCCATTAACAAATGTCTTGATCTCGCATTTACTGATAGCATTGGCCACCAGGTTGACTGCTGACCAGAACGCCATTTCCCGTATATAGATGTCTGCCACAAGCTCTGCATATTCTTCTGTCAATTCCCCAAGGTCACTCAGCGGTACCGGTGCCCCGCCAAGTTTTTCTTTTATCCAGGTCCAAAAACTCAATCCCTCACCCCCTTACCCGGTTATAACCGGCAAGTCCTCAAATACACTTCCGCCGGTTTCCAGTTCATCCTCGATTACCATCGAATGGACCAGCGCCATGAATGGGTCAGTCTTACGACTTTTAGCTTCAATCTTTCCGTATTCATAGTTTCCTTTGTCTTTCCCCTGGGCTCTACCGACAGGGATCTTCTTGGCATTATTCGTGGCCCACCTCAACAGCGGGTTATCATCCCAAGAGAAATACTGCTGCGTAAAGCAGCTGCTGATCACCGGCTCTGTTTTCATGATGTCCGATGGCCTCACGAGCTTTATGTTTTTTCTTTCGGTGGCGTCAAAGCCTATCTTGTTCAGAGATTTGGCCAGCAAAGCATAGCGGAAGTTGTCCAAAGCTAGCTTGATCAGGTTGTATTTTGTCATCTGTTCGGCGATGTATTCAGTCAGCAGATCTGGATTGATTTCTACATCGTCAACCAATGTCAGGTATCCTTCATCCGCCCATTGCCGCCAGGGTATTTTAAGCCGGGGAATGTCAAGGGATTTTAAACACAACCAAGAGTGGTTTATGTCGTATCGCCAGTCACCCTCTCGAAAGTGGATGTTGACAGATGCCAGGTCGGTTACCTTGGTATAGTCAATCCCAACCGTAGCACTCCGACCGGTCAGGTCAGGCAGCGGCTTTTTGGTAGCCAGGATATTAGCCCATTCAGTAACGATGATTTCCCGGTTCTGTTTAGGCCAGTTCAGTCGCTTGGTGTAAAACTCCTCTTCCATAGCCGGCCGGTATTTCATCTCTATAAACTGCTGCTCCATCTCCAGTTGCAGGGTGGGCAGGTATTTCAAGGACGGATTAGCCTTGTGCCACATGGCCGGGTCTTTTGCCTCTTCTTCCTCATCGATCCGGTACACGAGCGGCAGCCATCGAAGATCTTTTATGATCCCTTTCAAAATATCGCCGGCAATGGCCAGCATATCGTCAAGTACACCTTCCCGGACATCTCCATTAGTGGTAATGTAAAAAGCCCTGGAATGCTTACGCTTTCCAAAGCCTGATGTAAATCTTTTTATTTGTTCGTAATCTTCGTATTGGTGCACTTCATCAAAGACCAGGCAGCCGGTTCGCTTGGAGTCCTTAGTCTTTGCGTTTGATGTGTTGAACTTGATGTACGAGTTTGTACGAAAATTTATTATGATTTCCTTGGTTTTATAGAAAAATTTCTTAGACTTGGCCCAGGTCCGTTCCAACACATCATAGATATCCAAAAAAGATGTCTTGGCCTGGTCCTCAGCGTTGGCCACGATGTCGATGTTATAGCCTTTGATTCCGTGATAGTGAGTGGTCAGGTACCAGCAAATAGGACTGATAAATCCATTCTTGCCGTTCCCTCTGCCCTCCATGATGAAAATGACGCTGAATACCACCGTATCATCCGACTTATAAAAGCAATGGATGCAGGCGGTTACAAAAAGCTCCCAATCGAACAGCTTGATTTCAAAGTACCGCTCCATGAGTTCCACGGCTTTATCAATTGCTGCGGTATCTATAAACACATCGGGATCACTGAGCTTATCTTCAACATAATCCATGGCCAGGCGGATATCTTCGCCGGCAATTATGGATTCGTCCCGGACCCCATCCATATAGCTATCTATATACGGGTGGTAATCACATTTCCTCGTCGTCACTGAGATCACCGCCACCCTTGGACGGCTTCAATCCCAACTCGCTCAGTATTTTCAGCATCTGGGCGTTGGTCTTGTTAAGCTCTGCAATGCTATCATTCTTTTTATAGCCAAACTGGTTGCCGCCGTTGTCCCAGCGGACGGTGACGCCGCGTTTTCTGATGTCAGCAATAAGCTGATTTTTTATAGTCCACAGGCTCATGTAATCCTTGATGAGGTCAAGGTAATGATTGCCGTATGCTCCGTTGCGTTCAAGCTGATTTATCAGATCAAGTTCGATGTCTAGTTTTTTTGGTCGTCGTGCTGCCATTACCCTACCCTCCCATCATGTGGTTTTTGAAAAAATCTCTCTTGTCTGAGAACCCTTCCGGTCGGAGTTCCCTTTTTTAATTTGCGTTTTTTTCTTGCCGGGGGTACCCTACCATCTTTCTTTTGTCAGCGGTTTGGGCTTTTCCTTCTGTCGGTGATCGTGCGCCTGCTCATGACAAGCATGGCAAAGTGGCACCAAGTTCTGCTGTTCATACCCCTGACCGTCAGTATATGTCTTGCTCAGTGCCAGCTCGGGATATCGCTTAACATGCCGAACATGATGCACCGTATTTGCTTTAGTGTAATATCCTCTGGCCTTGCAGTGCTGGCATTCATACTTGTATTCAGCCAACACCTCGGCCCGCAGTCTTTCCCAGGCTGACGATCTGTAGAATTCGTGCAACTGGCCTGGTTGAACATTGGTAATCATAGTACGGCCCCACCCCACCGCTCCACTATGTACATCCCCAGCCCAGCCGGCAGCGCCCCATAGAGTCAACCACATACGACAACAACAATGGTCCGGCCGGGCTTACCTCGACAAACAAAAAGCCCGGCAGTAGCCGGGCTGTGACACCATAAGAAATAGCCGCCTCCATTTGGAGACAGCTATACTCAGAGTATCACGCAATGTCAAAAATTTGTCAAGAACTTTTTTCATGTGTCTAATAAATTGCCGTCGATCCTGACCGCTTTAGGAGGCTTTCTCCGCCTCCGGCCTTTGCTCTGGCTCTGGTATACAGCATGTCCCCGATGGTAGCAGCGGGCCTTAACCTCTTCTGGCGGATCGGGCTTAGGCTTGGACGGATCAGCCCATATCCCCAGAATCAGCTGTCCGCATTCCGGACATTTATGTGCATTAGTTTTTCTTCTCACGCTTAGTCTTACCCCTCTCCCCATACATCTGCAGCCACTTACACATGCCATCTATCTGTTTCTCCGGGTCCGCGCAACCCTTGTGCTTAATGGCCTTCTTGCTCATCTCCCTGCCCTGCAGCCAGCAGTAGGCCACCGGCTGGGGTGTTTTGGGTTTCATGGCTCCGTGGGCTCCGTGTCCCCCGGCCTCTCCACTTCGGCCAGTGCTTGCACTAATATGTGTTGTATAGTTGGCTGTGTCCGCAAATATGCCACCGCCCCCCTCGCCGCATCCACAACCGCACACAGTTTGGCGTTTTCGGCCTCTAGGTAATGGACAGCTTCTATGGCCTCATCTAACCCTCCGGTTATAGATGTGACCATCAACCGCAACCGATCAACCTCGGCCTGCAGTCTCTGGAAACGCTCGTGGTCATCTTCGCCTGCACATCTCATGCATCCCTCAATTAATCTGTCTAATTTGGCCTCGGCCTTGATTGCCCGCTCAATGGCATGGGGCCAACCTTCACGGGCTTCTGCGATAAATTCCGCATCCTCTTTAGATAAAGTGCTTTCAGTGCAACACCCACACCCTGTTTCAAATACCGGCTCAACTCCGGTATTTTCTTCGCCATTCCACGGCGGAGGCGTGGCCTTGTTGCAAATCTCCATATCCTTCGCTAAATCCCTCATCTACTCGCCCTCCTTCTTTGACTCAAAATAACTGCAATAATCATCTAAAAAGGTTTCATGCTGATACTCTCCATCGCTATGATATGCACAAAATAATTTGTTTGTATGTTCGCTTTCTACAAGGTTTTGGCAGTTTTGACATTTGTACGTTCCTTCCGTGTCCGTTGCCCATCTAAGATGCTTTTTCAACCGTTCTACCTCGGCCTCCTTGTCATCATTAATTTTCATCCTAATCTTCCCCGACAGTGAATGATAACCCTCAGTAATCAATAGGGATATTGCAACACTAGTTTTTATCCCTAACGTCTCCTTCACGTTTTTTATAGCTTCAACTATATGATTCTCTGCTGAAAATACATATTTTTTCATCTCTCGCCCTCCTCTTTTTTATTGGAACCCGGCCCCCGGAATCGAACCTGGGGATACCAGCTTGTGCGTCACTGGCATGGTGCCCAGCCCGCCGGATATAAACTGACCTACTCTGGTGCGTCCAGCCGTTTATTTAGTCGGCACAGCCCACACCAGGTGGCGCCGAGAATAAAACCCACTCCCAGCGACATCCAGATGGCAATAATCAAAATAAATACGCTCATCTCATGTATCCCTTCCGCCGCAGCTTGGCCTCGTGCTCGGTGACAAACTTAGGTATGTTCAAGTTGTACTCCAGTCTCTGTATCTCTACCAGTGTCATCGCCGTCTGCGCCAAGTCTAACGCCTCTCTGACGGCGTTGATTGGGTCTTGGTTGGCTATGGCCTCTCTGACCTCGTCGAACTCCTCAGTAATCTTTACCAGTTGGCTCTCCGCCGTCCAGTCGGGCTGAATTATCAAATCTGGCAGTCTGATATTCACTAAATCAACTCCTCAATCTTGATATAGATCCCGGGCACGTCAGCCCAAAACTTTTCGATTATCTCACTGGCTACCAGGGCATCGTCCGTCCAGTACCCCAGATCCGTACACACATCCTTTAGCAGCTTCTGTAGATTATCGGTGTCGGGCTTGGTGATCCGGTATTCTCCGTCCTTATGCTTGCCAGTGATCGGGAAACACCACTTAGTTATTAGTCGGATTCCACCTGTATACTTTTGGTTTGGTACGTGCTGGCCTAAGTAAGCCACGAGCTTTGACCGGGCCGCTTTAAGCTCTGCCGGCTCATAAAACGTCTTAGTATTCCAGTTGACTTGTTTTTCCTGGTGCGTAGTGGTTGGCGGGACCATGGCAACAAAAAATTCAGTTGTCTGTGGGTACGGTACTTTACATTGCATGTCCCCGTCACATCTGGAACAAACTTCTTCCCAGTAATCTTTTTGGTGGATGCAGCTCATTACTTTTGTCATTTACTTGACCACCCTCAGAGTAGTCTCTGCCGGAAACAATGTTGCTGGGCCGGTGATACTGTCCCAATCAATCCCCTCATCCAGTAGGTCTGGAATAGGTGCCCGGGTAGTGTTCCAATTCATCCCCAGCTTTTCAACCATGTTGATCCAGTCATTAATTTCGTGGTCAACCATCTTCCCATCTGTACCGATATGCCGGAGTTCATGATAAATAAGAGCGTAGATCTGCTCCCGGCTCATGTTGATGATATTGAATTTATAAATCTCCATCATGTAGTCGAAGTGCCGTCCGGTGATCTGGTATATGATGTCGTCCCACTTCTCTGGCACCTTGCTGATCTGGGCGAAGATTGTTTTGCCAGCTTTTTTCTTTGTGCTGACTTGATCTTCAACAAATAAAATATTGTTCACCACCACATGGCTGATCTCGTCAAACTTTTTCACCAGGGCCTGGGCGATCGGACGGTATGATTCTTTAATAAAATATTTTCCACTGAATGATTCCACTTGAATTAATTTAGTTTCTGCCATTTTTGTTTACCTCCTAAATTTTTCCTTATTGCCGTTTGTTAAATTTCTCTTAGTCACAGTTAGGGGAAGGAGGTCGTCGTGCGAAAGCTAACGCACGACTACTTCCCCTGTGACCCTCGCGAGAGGGAAGAAAATAAATGTTTATTTATAAGTGTTTTTTTCCTTCCCTTTTTCCCTCGGAAGAAAATAACTGAAAACATGTTTTTTTCCTTCCTTTTTTCTCGATTTTTACTAACAATAATTTCCTTTTGCAATCGGGAAGAAAATAACTTGATTTATGTTTTTTTCTTCCCTTTTTCCCTGTTAAGGAAATCGGGAAATTTTATGTTTATTTCCCTTTTTCCCTGATGACTTTTCCGTTTTTGATTACAAATTCGCCATGGGTTTCTACTCTGTTTCGGGCAGTTTTTTCTACCACACCCATGTACTCAGCCATACTTTTTAGAGTAACTTCACCTTCAAAAGTACATGCCTCATATGCAACCTCGACTGAAATTTTCCGTTCTTTTGCCCTGGCTTCTTTCGGTTTCCGCTTTTCCATGGCCCGCTGCCAGGGCGCCTTGTCGCCTTCACTCACCTGATCCTTAAGCAGCCCGACTGTGTCTACCTGGTGAGTTGGGTAGTCGAACCAAAGGTCTACCGGCTTGAACTTCGGGAACTCGCGCAGGGTTCCGTCTATCCGCCAGGCGGTCCGCTGTTCTACCTTCTGCCGGGCCGCGTATACATCCTTGAGCATATCCCGGTATAGATCAGTCCCCAGCAGTTTGTCACACACTGGCAGCATCTCTTTTTCAGAGCACCGGGCATCCTGGGAGACTTCATCGTCCCAGTTCGGCACATACTTACTCAGCCAGGATTCAGCAACCTTGCAGACTGCGTTATTCTCCAGCTGTTTAATTAGATCATTAGGCAGGTCCAACTCAATCAGGTCCAGGAGCACGTCCGGATCCCGGGCAAACACCCCGGACCCGCTGGCCCGATCCATCGATCTCTTTTGACCCTGCTGGCCTTTAGAATGATGGTGGCAGTAAATCACCGCGGCTCCGAGCTCGGTGCATACCCGGTCAAACTCATTACAGAACTTGGCCATCTGATCGGCACTGTTCTCATCGCCGGTGATTACCTTGTATATAGGGTCTATGATGATAGCAATATAATTTCGCTTGGCGGCCCTCCTGATCAGCTTAGGAGCCAGCTTATCCATCGGGATTGACTTCCCTCTCAGGTTCCAGATGTCAATATTTTTTATATTTGCCGGCTGCCATTGCAGGTCTGTGTACACATCCTTAAAACGATGTAAGCAGCTGGCCCGATCCAGCTCCAGGTTAACGTACATCACTTTGCCCTGGGCACATGGCCAACTGAACCATGGCCGACCCTCAGCAATGGCACAGGCCAGCTGGATCAAGGCATATGACTTTCCCGCCTTGGAAGGCCCGGCCAGCAGCATCTTATGCCCCTGGCGGAGCACTCCCTCGATCAGAGGCGGTGCCAAGTCCGGCAGGTTATCCCAGACGCTGGCCATCGACTCCGGCTCGGGCAGATCATCATTAATCCCCTCAATCCACTCCTGCCATTCCCGCCAGTCAGCCTTGCCGATGTTGGTATCAACTAAAAACTGCTTTTGACCGTTCCGCATGACGCCAGGCATACGACTGAGCCGGCTCGGGTTCCGGTTCTGGCTATCCACCTTAAGCCCGTTTTTGCGACAGACGTTATATAAGTAGTCCACCCGCTTTCGGTACTCGTCGTAGGTGTCGGCATCGATGCGGACAATGGCATGGAGGCTCTTTTTGCCACTGTGCACCAGGCAGGCCACCGGGAGTTCCAGTTCTCTGATGATGGCGTTCTGCTTGTCGATTTCCATGTCGTCCGATTCGACCAGGGAGTACCTAAATTCTGTGACATTCTCGTTTTTGCAGCCGGTCCCATCGAGCGGGTTAAATCTGATCCACGCCCCTACCTCAGGTTTATAGTCACCTAGTACCGAGCCTATATCGCCTTTACATTGGTTCAATTGCTGGATAAGCTCCCCGGCCGTCCGGTCCCAGCACCCCTTGGTGGGCAAGTGCTTGCCGTCCTTCTCCCAACTGTCACAGACATAGCCCACATTATCGCTGGCCTCAAATAGAGTTGATAGGTACTTAGTCAGCTGCTCGACCGGGTTCCAGTCGGCGGGCTCAATGACCTCTTGCTCCTCCACCCAATACTTGTCGATAATGACCAGATCGTCCTTGCCACCGATGATAGCATCCCAGGCCAGCTCCATGCCCCCGTCGTAGCGTTCCGGCTCCCAGCCCTGATCCCTAGCTAGAGCTACCAGGGTGCCAGACGTAACAGGCGTGGAAGAACCGTGGAAACTCCCCCACTTTCTGAAACACTCTCCCTGGTGATAACGCCCGGCATCCCGCTTGCTCCAATTGTCCCAGTCAGCAGCGGTATGCCCCGCCTCATGCAGGGCCATTCCGACTGAGACCCACTCCTGGTAGTCCAGCAGTGCTGGATTGATATGCTCCAGTAATTCGAGTGCCGTTAAGGCCACTATCTAACCACCTCTCTCAGCCAACCATCCAGGTTATCCTGCTTAGGCTCCGGCTTATAGATATTCGGGCTGATGCCATGCGGAATCTTCCAGCCATTGCCCGCAATCCTGTCAATCATTCTCTTGGCATCATCAAACTGCCAGGTCCCCACATGCTGGAACCCTCGGCCCTCCAAAAACCTAATTTGTTTAGGTGTAGTAAGCCCTTCCATGCGTCTCATAGCCAGTCGGTCAAGCAATTTGCCAGCTTTACCTGCACTCTCGATCTGGTCCGGGAATATACCTAGCTTCTCTAAGGTTTTAATTTGATTGTCTGATGGCGGGCCCATTTCCCAGCCGAAACTCGGCACATACCCAGCCAGATCCTCAGCCTGGATTGACATTTCAAATTGCAAGGGGTCCACTAACTTGCGCTTCCGGTTCCGCATTTCCCTGAGCTGGTTAGCCAGAGCTTCCTCCCGGGCGCTTACCACGTCACTGGCCGCCTGGGCCTCAGCCTCCTGGATGTCCACCGGACAGCCATCTTCCATATTCTTGGTCATAATCTCAGCCACCTCAGGAGACTCACATATAAGGTGGGCTGGATGGCACAGCTCATGGCGGGTAGTGTGCCAGAGGAAGTCCAGCAGGAGCAGATTATCTTTATCCGGACAAAGCCTGGTCCCCCGGCCCACCATCTGGCAGTATAATGATCTAATCTTGGTCGGCCTGAGCACCACAATGCAGTCCACCGATGGACAGTCCCAGCCCTCGGTATTGCCCATCACTGTGACATAGCCATTTCTACGAGTAATGATATTTTTACTACTTGTCCGAACACACCAAACTTCTTGATGTTCGCGGGATTCAACGATCGGGGTTTTACACGAAATATTAAGGTGTCTACCTTTAATCATCCTTAATCCCCATTGATCATTATGTTTGGGATTTCTTGCAGGTCTCGGTATCATATTGCATCTCCATCCCCTAGTAGGACCGATGGTACACAGGAGGTTAATCCATTCTTTTTTTGTGTCGTTCATCATAATAGAAGAAGGCATTCCGTTTTTAGCCTGATCATGCCATCCATCCCCATACCAATATCCTTCAACCAAGGCGTCAAACTGCTGTTCATTAAGTCCCCAAAAGAGGTCTGTCCCGTTTTTTTCTAAATACGGCTCTAGTCTAAATACGCCATTCTTTTTTTGTGAACCGCTGCCAGTGCCTCTGGGCAGGCTCCATAGTATTGCCTCAACTCCACTGGTACGATGCTTGCGGATTACGTCAAAATTAAGTCGTTTCAACAATGCATCAATCCACTGCACTATATATGGATAATGGGGGCTTTGACAAAGTACGTATTCTACTCCGCCCGACTGCAGCTTTGTTCTAGTTCCATCTGCTATCCAGAATCCAATAAAACGGCAATCATCAAGAGTTAGATCCTTGGGTTGGGTATAAAAAAGCCCTCTTTGCTCCTCTTTTCGTCTTTGAGCTTCTTTATAGGATGTTTCTGTATCACAACCAGTTGACTTTCGAATATCATGAGCAGTTTTCACGATTTGCCGATGTGTTATATCGGGCCATTCAGGTTGATCAATTTTTATATCAAATGGTTCTGCGACACCGAAGGCTGGTAACAAATGACCATTACGGAGATGGTCAGCGCTAATCTTTTTCCATGACCTATTCCCTTCACCACAACTAACAATCATTCGGTGAGTATTAGTAACACTTAAATTAATAGTTCTGGATTCTATGGATACCATGTGTTCATCGAGTCCAAGCGGACGCTTGACTATTTCCTTTGGTTCCTCGAAAAATACTGTTCCGTCCATGTTCCAGTTAGCTACCTTATGCTGCATTGTAATTTCGTCATGCTTTACAAAACCTTTATCTGTCAGGATTTCCGTTTGCATATCAAGGCATAGGAGCATGGAATTACAGAGCACATCATAGCGTCCCGCGTCGAAGTCTCTCAGCACCTGGGCGCGGTCCTGGCTCTCACCGTTGACCTCAGCGGCCCTAAATCCTTTGCTTTCCAAGATGTCTCTGAACTTTTGGCTAGTCTTGATCAGCGGCAAGAATACTACTGTCTTACGATCCATGCAATACTTAGCCATCTCATCGGCTATTTGGTATAGGTATGGATCCAAGGCAGTCCCCAGGTCGGAAGTTTTGAAGTCGCCGGCCTGCTGGCCAACTGCGGATAAGTCTAGTTTGAGAGGTATGGTCTGGGCTTTGATCTTACATAGATAGCCATCTTTTATAGCCTTGGGCAGACTGTACTGATACGCCAGGCTCTCGAAATACTCTCCCAGGTTGCGCATATCACCCCTGTCGGCTGTAGCTGTAACCCCTAAGACCTTGGCCTGGTTGAAGTGCCCCAGCACCCGCTGATAGCTATCAGCCAGGCAGTGGTGGGCCTCATCAACGATAATCGTATTAAAATAATCCAGTGGAAATTGTGCCAATCGTTTCTCCCGCATGAGAGTTTGAACTGATCCAACCACCACGCGGTACCAGCTGTTTAAACAGCTGTCTTCTGCTTTTTCGACCGCACAGCCTAATCCGGTAGCTTGGGCCATCTTGTCGGCGGCCTGTTCCAGCAACTCTCCCCGGTGGGCGAGTATCAAAACCCGCTCACCATCCCGGACACAATCCTCGGTCAGTTTGCTGAATACTATCGTCTTGCCGGTCCCGGTCGGCAGGACCAGCAGAGTCTTCTGTACCCCGCTGGCCCACTGGCCTTGTATGGCCTCTTTGGCTTGTACTTGATAAGGTCTGAGCTCCATAAGCTAAAAGGCTCCTGGAGTAAATGTGGGAGCTTGGGCAGGCGGCTCATAGTTGTAAAACTTTTGTATCTTGTTGTTCTTCATTTCCTTCCCCTCCTTATTTCCGATCCAGGTGTCAATGACGACTTTGCACCGGCCCTTGGAGCCGACCACCTTGTTCCAGTTCATGGTCATCTTTTCCCCGTGTTTACGTTGGCCAATCGAGTTAAAAAACGCGCAAAGGAGCCCCTCTGTTTTGGTATGCAAGAATAGGTTGTGGTCCAGGGTCGTGGTCCCCTCCGGGCCCGTCAGCTTGATTTTAAGTATTGCCTTGTTACAAGCGGGTAACTTATCGCTGCCAGTGTGTCGGCCGCGCTCAAAACCTAAAACCTCAAAATCATAATCACCTTCCGGCAAGATAGTAAAATCCGGACCGTCGTTCTCGATGGGATCGTCCCACCCTAGTTCTCTGCCGACTTCTTCTGCCATAGTAAATAAATCCTCCTTATAATTTAATAGGGTATGTTATTGAGTTCTTTGATCATTCCTAAAACCTGGGGCCATGCCCCAACCAGTACACCAGATACAAAGTTAGGGTCGTATTTATCAATCGGGGTATCGGCTGGATAGTAACCGCGGCTGGCTACCGCCCGCTGGATCTCTTGTTCCGTCACGCTGTGTTCTTTCATCAGGTCATATAACGGTCTGGGGATGTTTGTGGGGATAGATATATCCGACCAATCCGCCTGGGGCTTCTCCGGAACAGACTCCGATTGACTGACCATCTGCTCAAACTGCTGCTCAAGTGTCTCCTGTTGGGGTGGCTCCGTCTTCGGTGGTTGGGATGCCGTCGGTTGCCTAGTCCGAGTAATTATACAGTGCCGAATCTCATCAAAATCCAGTGGTAACTCCTCCAACAGGTCATGCCGGTTCTTGGCGTCCCAACAGGGGTGGTGGGTGGTATACATGACCCGCTTCCCGCCCTGAGCCTTCTTTTTACCATTTACGTCGACCACATAAGTTTGGTAGTTTGCAAACAGCACCATATCGGCCCACTCTTTTAGCAGCGGATAAACTTTCTTTTCTAGCTTCATTTCCCACCGATCATAGGCCCCCATCTCGTCTGGTTGTTCAAACTTACGCATCGTTGCGTGTGCCACCAGGACTACATTGGTCCCCTGGTCCACCAGGTCGCTGAGTTCATTGAGAAACCGGCCGAACTCTTCCGCCAGGTATGTGTACCCCCTGCCGTATCCAAAATCCTCAATCCCCTTTTTCTGAGCCTTGGCACATATCTCGGCCATACATAACTGCTCCGCCCAGTCCACAGTATCAATGACGAGTGTGTCACATGCAAAAGGATTATCTTTGAAATACTTAACTTGTTCTAATAACATGGTCCAACTGGTGGGCTTAGGTGTCCTGGCCACGTCCATATGCTTAGTGCTCCCCTCGGTATCGATAAAAACGGGGTTCGGGAACTTGCTGGCAAAGAATGATTTCCCTATGCCCTCAACGCCATACAAACAAATTTTTTGAGCTCCCTTAATTGGCCCTCGAGAGATTTCCATTTTAAAACTCACCTGCTTTCCATTTCGGCTCCTCTACCACCGGGTTTTCAGCACCTTTTACGTAACCGTCTTCAATAATGATCTCGCATTCTGGCCCCGTACTGACCCGGGTGGCTATCACCTGGAGTCCTTCCTGCTCCAGCCAGTGACCGAACTCCTTCATGGTGTCTATATCCATTTGTTCTAATTTATCGAGCAATACGAACCCGCATTTGGGATTGAGCCGGCGGACTATTGCGACTGCCACCTTCAACTGATCAGATCCGGACATGTTGTCCCACCGTTGGCCGTTGTAAGTTAACTCACCCTCGACCACACTCAGCCCCGGCAGCGGTAAGTCGGCACCGTTCAGTAAGGCCGTTTTGGTTTTCCGTATATGCTCCAGTTCAACCGTCAGGGTATTGTACTGGTCGGTGTAGTCCAGGGCGTCGGCCTCGGCTTTGTCCTTGTCCAGGTTGGCCCGGACCTTGCGGTTAATCTCTTCGATATTATTGATACTGGATTCCAATTCGGCAGTTGACTGGTCCTGTAGATCGGAAACAGTTTTATTGGCGATCACAAGATCATTTTGGATACATTCTCTTTCGCCCCTTAGTTTCAGTAACTGATTTTCAATCTCTTCGATCTGCTTGTTGACTTGTACCCATTTGTCTTGCAGGCTTATTAGGTTCTGTCGCTTCCGCTGGTTCTCCCCATTTTGTGCCAGTATGTCCTGCTGCTGTTTGATGAGTTCCGATGCTGACACCGGTTCCTTGGGTGCGTCCGGGTAATATGGTTGCTCGGCCGCGAATTTTTTCTTCTGGTCAGCGATCTGCCCGATGGTGGTCCGCCGGTTGTAGACTTCCTTTTCTTTCTGCTCCAGTTGGTACAGTTGCTCTCCCACCCCGATGATCTGGAGCAGGGTATTGGCCTTATCCTTGCTGTTGGCCACCATGAATTTAGGCAGGTCCAGGGCGAGTTGCTCGACGAACTCGTTCAGCAGTTGCTGTCCGCCTTTGTTGCCGTTGGGATCGATGACCTTCAGGCTGGAGTTTTTGCCCGACCGCTCTACCACTAGACCATTGTTCATTACTATATGGAGATGCGGCGGGATGACCGACCCCTGCCGCTGGGCCTCCGACGGGCGGAACTTGTCCCCGCCCAGAGCCCAGGCGATGGAATCCAATACAGAGGTTTTGCCCTGGTTATTCCGGCCACCTACCACAGTAAGACCGTTAGCGGTGGGCTCGATCTTAACGGCCTTGACCCGCTTGACGTTTTCAATTTCTAGTTTGTTTATCTTGATGCTCAATTCTGTACCTCCTTCAATTCTTTGACCCGAACCGTCTTATACCCGTACTGGGCCTTTATGCCCTCCGGCGTCGGCTTGCCGTGGAAGTAATCCCCGATGGCAAACCGCACTCTCACATGGTCGCCCCAGAGTTCGATGACCTCACCGGGCGTCTCGCCGCCGCCGGTGCGGGGGACCAGGACCTTAGTGCCTATCTGCATTGGTTGTTCTCCTCCATTCCGACATAAACGCCATGACGTCGGGTATCTTCCCCGGGCGCATATCCGCCACCCGCACCAAGTCCCCCAAGAACCTCCGCATCACCTGGCACTGGTCCGGTGTCAGCGCGTCCTCCATCGGACAGCTGCCGGGACGGATGGCTTCACGGTTCGATGGCAGCCCTCTATCTCGTCTCCAGGCGTAGACCGCCGCGCGGGTAACTCCCAGACGTTCTGCTATTTGGGTATCATATAATCCCTGTTTGTATAGGCCCATCTTGCTCTCGGCTTTCTTAACTGCCCAGTTGGCCTTTAGTCCATGGTTCTTACGCCACAGGTGGATAGCGTTACCGGTTACGCCCTGCAGCTTACCTATCTGTCTGTCACTAAGTCCCTGCTTGTATAACTCCATCCTGTCCACCTACAGCACCCCCGGTATCACGCTGAACACAATCCAGTCCAGAACCGCGTAGGCACCGAAACAGACCCCCAGGAACCCCAATATCAAGATGTAGGGCATGGCTCTATCTATCATTGATGGTTTCAACCTCTGCCGCTCCACCTCAGTCAGCGGTGGCCGGCAGGCGGCCTGCATTCGCTCATACTCCGCCTCAAATTGGCGGCGCTGGTACTCCTCTAAGCCTGCTTTAATCTCTTGTCTGCTCTCCTCGCTCGACCGGTACTGTAATATCCGTGCCATCGTATATCCTCCTTTTTAAACCTTGTCAAAACCTACCCCATATAGGCTTTTGTGACTGTTGCGGTACCTGTACTCCAACCGGCAGGCTGTGCGGTATAACTTGGCCCTTTTCATAGTGTTGTTTTCCGCATTTATCCACTTCATGATTGCTATTGCTTGCGGGTTGTAAAATGATTCATAATGAGGAGCCTTCTCGTCGCCCTTCATCGTATATCCTCCTTTTCAGTAATTTGTAAACTGACCCAATCGTCAGCCCGTACATGGCTCCGATACTGGTTAGGGTGTACCCCTGCTTCCGCAGTGACCTCATGTGCTGGACCGTAGCGTCGGAATATCTGAGCATGGGCTTGGTGGTGTCTACCTGGAGCCCGCCGACATTCAGAGCGTGTTCTGCGTCCACCCCGGTCTCCATGGCCAGCAATAAGGCCAGGTAGTTGTAGGTTCGTGACTGGTCTGCGTAGTGGTCAACCATCGGCATCACTCCCAGCATACGAAGCAGCCCGCGGTGCACTGGGCGATGCAGGCTTGGCCATTGTTGAAGTGCTCGGGCAGTACCCAGGCCACGCCGCCGCACACCGGGCAGCGGGTGTCTACTCTTATGTCGCCCGGCTTCATGATCGCCCGGGCGTTGTCTATCATCTGGTGTACCTTGTGGTAGTCGATATCGTGGAGTGTGACTCTTGCGGATCTGGATGGTATCGTCATGAGTGCCATGTTTTTACCTCCTATAAGTCAATTGAATACTCGTACCAATTAAGTCCGTTCCTGGTCTGCACTAACCGGATATAAATAGTGCCGTTTCCGTGCTTGTCCCTGATTAAATCTAGTGCTGTGTCTATGTCCGGCGCCCATACTCGGCCTTGTTGGATTAACATTCAAATAGATTTAGCATCTCGTGCTTATTGGTTGCGTTTCTCAGGTTGGCCGCTGCCACCCGATAGTAGGATTCCTTTAGCTCGATACCCACGAATCTACGCCCCAATTCCAGTGCCCGGTATCCCTCTGATCCGATGCCCGCAAAAGGGCTTAGCACAATATCGCCTGGATTAGTCCATAGCTGTAGTGCTCGCTCGATTACCTGGAGTTGTAGCGGGCAGATATGCCGCTCATCTTCTTCTTCGCGGGCTGATTCTTTTTGTAGGGTGTCGGATTGGTTGATGTCGGTCCAGATTGGTGACGCATATCGTTGCCAAATATCGATACTGCGTTTAGTGGTGTTACTGGTTGGTTCCGGCGGTTCGTCGCCGGCATAATAAGTCAGCGGTCCCTCCACTCTCTCGGGATTGACGCCCGGCTTACGCATGGTTACTAGGTAGTCCGGTATCCCCTGGCGGCTCATGGCGCTGTCCTTTAATAATTGTTTATGGAGTAGCCCTAATGCCTTTGTCCTTTGCATGGCTACGACGGGATCTTTCCATATACAGACTTCGGAATGATATATCCATCCGGCATCTTGAAATTCACGGATTAGTTCCCCTCGAAAGTCCCGTATGCCGATATAGCCGTTATTCTGTTTACTGGTTGGTAGGTTCATGCAGTGGAATGACAGCAGTCGCCCTGGCATGGTGACCCGGTATAACTCATGGATTAAGAACATGAAATGCTGGTGGAAATCATCGTGATCAGTGCAATTTCCCATGTCGCGGGGAGAGTTGGAGTAGGTATATAGGGATTCAAATGGTGGGGAGAAAATAGTATAGTGGATAGAATTGTCGGGGATACCCTGGATTACCTCGACGCAATCCCCATTATAGAGACTAAATTTATCCGTGATGGTCTGGTCCAATACCTTGATCACGCTACATCACTCCTTAACCAAGATGGGATTATCATTGGTTTGGTTGGGTTATACTCGGTTACTTCTTGGATGGTCGCCCGTACGTTGCGGCGGGTGATGTCTCGGGTATATTCGACCATCGCCCGGATCATGGCGTCGGCGTCCCGCTCTTTGCGTTCAATGTTGGCCTTAACTGCCCCTTCTAGGTCCGATGTAATGATATAAACATCGACCGGATTCTCCTGCCCGAATCGCCAGCACCGTCTTACCGCCTGATAATACTGCTCAAAGCTATGGGATAACCCAACAAAGGCCATCTGGTTGCATATCTGGAAGTTAAGCCCGAATCCGAATATAGAAGGTTTGCTCACTAATACCCGAATATCACCGTTGGCAAATCCTAGTGCGGTTTTTTCCTTATGTTCGTTGCTATCGCTACCTTTAACTTCTACCGCGCCCGGAATGGCCTTTTTCAGCGCATCCGATTCGCTGTTCAAGTTGCACCATACCAGGAATGACTTGTCCGTATTGTTTACCATATCTGCACACGCGGCGACCCTGTCCATTAAGGTCTGCCTAGCTGCCGCCCTTTGCTCAGCTAATCCAACCGCCTCGACTGTGAATAGTGCCCCGTCTAACGGTTGGCCGCTATCGATCATCACTTCATGGACAGTCAACTCCGGAAGGTTAAACTTGCCATCTTTATATCCAAGGTCTGACGGTTTAGTCACTACTGCCGCCCAACTTGCCACCCACTCCCAGAATCGCTTTTGAGCATGGCCTTTTAACCGCCATTTACTGGTGTCGCTGCCGTCATGGGTAAAGAACATGGCCAGCATCTCTGGCCGTTTCATTACCCCGAGAAATTCTGCTTGTGTCCCAAGCTCCATATAGTCATTGGGGGCCGGGGTTGCTGTGGCCGATAACCTGAAAGGAGTATTAGAGAAGGATTCCGTGATCTGTTGGCGGAGCTTACCATCAAAGGATTTAAGTATTGATGATTCATCAATAACCACGCCTCCAAATGACTCCGCATCGAAGTGCCCGAGCATCTCGTAATTGGTTATGTTCACTCCTGTCTTTACGTCGGATTGTTTACGGCAGGCATTAACCGTGACGCCCAACTTGGCAGCCTCCCGAACTGTCTGCGTCGATACCGCCAGCGGTGCCAATATTAAGACGTTGCCGCCGGTGTGCTCATGGACCTTTTGTGCCCATTCAACCTGCATAAAGGTTTTACCCAATCCGGTACTGGCGAATAGTGCCGCCCGCCCCTTTTTGAGGCTCCACCATACCAGGTCTTTTTGAAAATCAAATAATAATGGGTTTAGACTATTGCGGTCGATGTTTATACCTGTTGATTTGTGGGTGATTCGTTTGTTTTGTAGGTATTCCTGATAATCCATAATTAATTCCCTGCCTTACCTGTGGATTCATAATTGAGGAATATTTTTCCGCGAATGGTTAAAAAAAAGATGGTATAATACCATTAGGTTTTAGTGTTTAGGCCGCTTTGGGCGGTCTTTTTTTATAACGAGACATAACGTATAACTCCGTACTCATTCCGATACTTAATAAGCCCATACTTAAATCTCTTTTGCAGTTTTTCTCTAGCTTCATGGATATCAATGGCGGTGCAGGTTCCCAGCTTGTCGCCCTGGTAATTTGTAGCCGTGAATCGTTTTTTCATTTCTTCACCTCCCTTCTAATTTTTTGTTTTGTTGCTAAACAAATCGCCAATAGAGCATCCAAAAATGCGCGCCAGTTCTGGTAATTTATCTACAGTGGGATTGGCCTTGCCTGACTCCCACATAGCAACCGTTGATTGTCCAATGTGTAATAACTTTGCTAACTCACCTTGTTTTAATCCTGCTTTTTCCCTCAAAAATTTTATTTTTAACGTCATTTTTGACCACCCCTCAATATTCATATATTTGATAATTTATTACATGATATATCAATATGTTTTATTTTGCAACGGTTATTTTTAAATATTTTTGATAATTTCACATGACAGATTTTGAGTAATTTCTTGTAAGCCAATAGCATCCCGGTGAAGGTGCTGGATATTGTTGCCATAAAAGAACAATGGGCCGGGGCATAACCCCGGTTATTTTTTGATTATTTTGATTTTAGGTGTTGACAATCAACTTGATTGTGATATACTTGTATCAAGGTAAGAAATTGAGAGGGGATAAACGAAATGACAGCACAAGAATTAATAACCCAATGCCTTATTAGGTTACATGGTGATGACGCATTAGCGGTAAACCTGCCCAAGGGATTAACCAAGACCCAGAAAACCAAAATGATAGCCGACTTAACCGCCGCCAAGCCGGAAATTATCGCAATCTTAAAAGCCGACATTAGGGACAAAGAGGATGCCTATCAAGCCAAAGAAAATGCCATAGCCGGGATCGAAGGATTGACCGAACTTAAAAAGGCTATCAACGCCGAATATGCTTACCACAGAGAATTTAACAGGCGAATGGAAGATGAGGTGTTGAGCAGTTTTGCCCCCGCTCCGCCTAAGGTTAAGTCGGCAGACCTCAAAGCAAAGTACCCCAGAGCGGCTGCTTACATTAAAGCCGAGAACTGGACGATGGCCGGTCACTACGCAAAGGGATCTGCCGGTCAAAAAGCGGTAGAGCGTATCCTCAGTGGTGAGGATTATATCAAAGTCATAGCAGACATGGAAGCCGAGTGGAGCGATTATTGTAATAGCGTAGTTGATTAAGGAGGTAAACTGCATGACACACGGAGGCAAACGTCCCGGCTCTGGTCGAGTACCATCCGGGCGCAAAACCCGGAACTACTACCTAACCGATGCCGAAAACGACCAGGTTAAAGACTATATCAATAAAATGAGAGAGGAGTTAAAAAACATGACACAAGCACAGCACTACGAGACCACCGGAGACAGCCTCAAAGGAGACCAGCAGGTGAGGGCCTACCGTGCCGCCCAGAACCACCTAGCGACAAACTCACCCACCTACTTAGAGGACTATAAGCGAATACAAGACAAACTGATAGTGGCATTGGAGGAAGGCAGTATGTATAAAGTGGAAAGCATAGAGTATCTTGATGGTGAGTACCTGCCCGGCACAGAAGTGGAACTCTACAGTGGTAAGGATAAGGACGCTGCTAGGATGGTTTTCGATAAGTTTGTGGAGACGGAAAGCACCACCGCCATCGGCAGCAAGCGTGAGGACGACGGGCGATGGGAGATCATCTGGGAGAAATAAAGGCACTGGCCGGGGACTAGCCCCGGCCTTTAGCCTTACTGTCCTCCAGCTGCCCGGCCGTCAACGTAGCTCTCGCCCAGGATAAACGCTGTCACAACACCGGCAATCCAGGCGTAAGCATCGGGGTCAATCCCTAAGTCCAAGCCTTCATTACAGA